ATTTAGCCTAACCGCCTGTCCGTGCCACATCAGAAGATCCTCCGCGTCCATGTCCCATAACTCGGACGGCGGAAAATGAAAGGTGAAAGCGATATCGCCTACGACGTCCCGCCAATTGCGGGGAACTGAGCCAAAAAACCGGATACCGCCTCGGTGATGGCGCCAAAGTCCTCGGCATCGATCTGGTCGACCGCCGACATCGGCAGCTCGGCCATCGCGCCAAGCAGCGCGGCGACCTTGCCGATTTCGCCGGGCGCCGAGTCCATCGCCTTCATGTGCTTCATCTTCAGGCGGTCTGGCAGCTTCAGTTCGGTGACTTGTTCGCCGTTGACCGTGATCGGGTGTTTTAACGTAATTTTCGTCATATCAAACCTCCTTGCAATCCAGCGCGCCGAAGGTCAGTTTGACCTCGCCCTTCTCCAGCTCCAGCGCATTGCCGCACCAGGCGCCATTCAACACAAAGCTGGCCCCGGTATCGGTATCGAATGAGATGGTCGCCGCCGTCATGGCCCGATAGTCGGCCAGCTTCACATCGCTGGTATGCGCAATCACGCATTCAACGCCCGGTGCTTCGGTCTTTTCCGAGAATCCGACGACGCCGGGATCGGCGACAACGGTTTCGCGCGAGACGCCGCCGTACATCAATTTCGCTCCTTCCTTCGAGGCCAGGCGCTTGCCCGCCACCGTGATGAATACGCGCCCTGTAACTTGTGCCATGTTGTACTCCTGCGTACCCCCTCTCCCCGTGGGAGAGGGCTGGGGTGAGGGTTATAAAATGAATTGAACCGCCGCCGCGAACACGTCGAACTGATTGACGGTGTTCGGCGGGATGATCGCGTTGACGCGGTTGACGTCGCTTGTCGAGCGCACCACGATTAGGTCCGCGATGAACTGGTCGAGGTCTTCCAGCAGGCCCGCGCGCTCCAGATCGGCCGCCGCCGCGATCAGCGTGTTGCGGATCAATTTCGGCGTCGCGATCGGCTGCCCCGGCTGGATCTTGCCGAGCACGTCATCGCCTGCCAGCTTGTGGCGCGGATAATCGCGCAGTACCGCGACCCGGAACGCATAGCGCATATAATCCACGGTCCACTTGGTGTTGAGTTTGAGCAGGCTCACGTCCTCGACGCCGAAACTGTTTTGCTGATACGTGGTGATGACCTGCTCGATCATCGCGCTGCCTGCCTGGTCGAAGATAATCGAGCTGATACCGTCGTGCATCAGATTGTTGCGCTCGGTATCGGTGAATCGATCTGCCTCGACCGGAGCCAGCACGCTCGGCAGGCTGATCGAGCGGAACGGCCGCGCCGGATCGTTGGCGCCGGCAAACTCGACCGCCGCGCCGAACTGTGCAGAAATCACCCACGGCAGGGTCGGCGATTTGTACAGCCCGCTGAAGGTCGTATGCGCCGAATTGCGCGCCGAACCGTATGCGGCCAATGTCGAATAGCTGCCGGATTTGTGCGCGAACACATGCCCGGTGCGCATGTCCATACCGCCCCAGCGGCTGTCCAGCTCGGCCTCCAGCTGCTGGATGTTGGCGGTGTCGGTCCAGCCGCACAGGATCGTGTACGGATTCATGGTGCTCATCGCCGCGATCGCCGCCGACACGTCCGGATTGCCTGTGCCGGTAACGGACGAGGCGAATGCCACCGCCAGGCCGGTCGGCAGGAACTCGCCACTGTAATAATTGACCCGGTAATCGATGTCGTTACCCTCGGCCCCTTTGTGCCTCGCCGTGCAGGTCACCACGCCCAACGCGCTGGAGGCCGTCACCGCGCCGTCCGGATCCGCGCTGATCGCCGCCGCCACCGCCGTTGCGATGTTGGTCATCGTCTCGCCGGCGACGACCTGCACCGACAGCCGCCGGCCGCCGATGTACAGATAGAGCGTGCCGGAGGCGGTGACCGCGCCGGTCAGAGTGATCGTCTGCGCCGCCGCCACGCCCGCGACCAGGTCGTCCAGCGCCAGTGCCCAGCATTCGGTGTACGGGTTGACCTTCAGCGCCGCCTCGATCTGCTGCGCCAGCATCGAGCCGCGCCCGAAATAGTTGACGCCGTCTTGCTTGCGGCTGACGCGGGTCAACATGCCTGCGGCCACGGTGCCGGTGCTCAGCCTTTGGCCCAGCACCAGCATCTTGTGCGGCATCACCGGCAATCCGCGCACTGCCTTGGTGTGGTCGATCTCGACATAAGCGCCGGGTACACGCCAGTCGAGGGGGATGGTTAAAAATGGAATGTTGTCTGGCATGGGTTAGCCTTTGGGTTTTGATTTTGTAGTTACGGCATCGTCCGACGTGACGATCTCGATATCGCCGGCATTCAGGCGGCGTAGCCAGTAGTTGGAGGCAATTACGGTTTCTCCGCCGGGCAGCAATTGCAGGCCGTTTTCCTTGCGGACTAGAGCTGTTGTGACAGGTTTTATTATGATGGGTTGGCCTAAAATCATGCCGCACTCCTATGGAAAAGTTGCAGGGTCTGTGTAGGTGTCGTTGTAGAATTTGCCACCCGCTGCAAAGGCCGCTGCATATAAGGCGTCATCGATAGCCTTTACCTGGGCATATGTCCGCCCAGACGCAGTCAGATCTTCGGCATAAGCTCGATAGAGTATTCGGCTAGGCGCTTTGTTTTGGTTAAAGCCACCCCAAGCACCGAAGTTACCGACAACGAGGGTGATATTGTCTGTCGCTCCAGGTCCAGAACCTGAGATTCCAGATGGATTAATCGTCAGATGCACTTTTTCAAGTGGCACCGCTGAAACATCCTCTGTATGAGCTGC